CTAGACGTATTCGATAAAGCCTACGATTCAGATGAAGGAACAGAGGTTAACGAAAACACACCTATCTTTAGTCTAAGGGTATTAGATGAGAAGAAGGAAGATGGTGAAAATAAGCAAGAGCCTCAAACCGATGAATAAGTAATGTTATTTGTCAATTGAAAGTTGTTAAATCTGACTCCGCTTATTTCAGGTAAGGAACTTGCTTTCAAGAAGTAATAAACAAGGTTGGCGAACTGAAAATAAATTGTTAGGAGAGTATCTTGGCGACCAACGAAAGATTTATATTAGCGCCAGCAAGTAAAAAACAAGAATCGTTCCTCAATAGTGACGCCACAATTACATTAGGGGGCGGCAGTGCCGGTGGAGGTAAGACGTACACAGCCTTACTTATTGCCCTTAAGTTTATGCAACACCCAAAAGCTACAGGTGTGATATTCCGACGTACAAGTAAGATGATTACCTCTCCGGGTAGCATTTGGCACGAAGCTGTTGCGATGTACAGTTCGGTCTATAAAACCGGCTTAAAGATAAGACATAGAGAAAACGAAATAGTTTTTCCAAATGGGGCATTGTTAAAGTTTTCTCATATGCAGCACGCAAGTAATATGTATGATCACAAAGGTGGTCAATACAGTTTGGTAATTTTTGATGAAGCAACCGATTTCACGGAAGAAATGGTTGTTTATCTACTATCTAGAATGCGCAATGCTTATGTTGACTATAAGCCGCAGATGTTTTTGATGACTAACCCTGAATATAACAGTTTTCTCAGACATTGGATTCAGGACTATTATTTAGACCCACAAACCGGTATTCCAATTGAAGAAAGGTCAGGCAAAAAACGTTACTTCTTCAGACAAGGTAACACAATGTTGTGGTATAACAGTCTAGAAGAAGCTGAAGCTGTTCACGGTTCCGGTAACGAAAGCGGTATATCTTCATTTACTTTTATCCCATTCACTTGTAGAGACAATCCTCCACTGCTGAAAGCGCAACCTGATTACATCAGTAGATTGATGTCTCTACCTCGTGTAGAGATGGAAAAACTCTTACTTGGTTCTTGGTTTGCTAGAGTTGAAGCATCTCAGATGTGGAAAAGAGAGTGGGTTGGTCTTGTCGATCACCCAAACGGAAGAGCAAAGAAAAGAATTAGAGCGTGGGATATTGCTTTCACGAAACCGAGTGAGCAAAATCCGAATCCGGACTGGACAAGAGGGGTCTTAATGTCTAAGGATGCCAATGGTGTATATACTGTTGAGGACATGGTTGGTTTAAGAGATAGAGTACACGAAGTAGAAAAGTTAATCTTTGAGACTGCATTGCGTGACGGTAAAGAGACGATTATCTCAATCCCAAAAGACCCAAACGCAGCAGCGGGTGCTTATGCTAGAGATTTGCAAAGAAGGCTCGCTGAAATGGGTTTTACAGTAAAATTGGTTGCACCTGTTAAATCTAAGGTTACTAGATTTGCACCTTTTGCCAGTGTCACACAAGCTGGATTTGTCAATGTCGTAAAAGCCGATTGGAATAAAGAGTTTTTTGAAGAACTAGAAGTTTTTGACGGCGATCCGAAGAAAAAAGATGACATTTGCGATGCGTGTAGTGATTGCTTTTATAATCTAAATATAGGCATTGATTTACCTTCTTTTTCGTTACCGTCCGATTTCCAATCCGCTATTACCACATCATTCGGTTTTCAAGAAATATCATTACCTCAATCTCAAGGTTTACCTGTAGGGTTTTAACGAATTAGAGGAAGGAGCTAGGTTGCTCCTTCCTAATATTTAAGAAAGGAGCCTACTTTGGCTACTAGAAAAACTAAACAAGAAGTTGTTCAGAAAGCATCAGACGATGCTCCTGTTCGTTTTCGTCTAGGCGAAGCAGGTTATCTTGGTCTTAACATCTTTGATGGCGTTTCAAGAGACGAGTTGAAGAAAGAATTGACTTGGCCTAATAGCATTAAGACGTTTAAGCAAATGTCTTATCACAGTGCTATTACTTCACCCTTGACTTTATTTGAAAATATCATCGGTAGAGTTACATTTAGATTCGTTGCACCACCAAATGCAACAGAGCAAGAAGTTGAGCAAACAGCAATTATGAACTCTATGCTCAATGACATGGAGCAACCTTTCTCTGATTTTATCAACGACGCTCTGAGTTCAAACGTCTATGGTTTTTCTGTGCATGAAAAAGTCTACAGACGCAGGACTAAAGAATCTGGTAGCAAGTACGACGATAACCTCATTGGTTGGAGAAAACTACCAATTCGCAATCAAGAAACTATTGAGAAGTTTATATTCTCAGAAGATGGTAATGAGATCGTTGGTGTCAAACAGAATCTTGCTTTGATTTCTGATAACTACAACCGTTACTCAAATAGAGCAAGTCGAGAGGTTGTATTGCCTGCTAGTAAGGTTCTAATCTTCAGGGCTGGTCGTCATCGTGGTGATCCTTACGGTAAGTCGATGTTGAGGGATTCGTATCTTGCTTGGAGATACCTCACTGCTCTTGAAGAAATTGAAGCGCAAGGTGTACAAAAAGACCTTAACGGTCTCCCTACACTTTATCTACCGCCTCAATATATGTCACCAGATGCCTCACCTGAGCAGAAAGCGGTTTACGAGTATTACAAGAATGCCATTCGTAATATTCAAGTAAATCAGCAAGCTGGTTTAATCCTCCCTCAAGCGTATGATCCAGAAACCCGTCAACCTTTGTTTAAGTTTGAACTGGTTTCAACAGACGGTAAGAAGAATTACGACATCAGTAAGATTAAAGAGTATTATAAAAACTTGATCTTTACTAGCATGATGGCAGACATTCTTATCATGGGTCAAAGTAACACCGGTTCGTTTGCTCTGGCTTCTGTAAAAGGTTCAATGACTGCACAAGCTGCTGACGCAATGCTTCGTAATATCATGAAGGTTGTCAACAACGATCTTGTAAGGCAAACTTACGAGTTGAATGGTTGGGATACTTCAAGAATGGCTACTTTGGATTACGATGGCTTAGAGGAAGTTGATGTAGATGTGCTGTCACGTGCTTTCCAGCGAACTGCTTCAGTAGGACTTGTACCAAAAACACCTGACGTTATCAATAGAGTTTTGGACATGGTTGGTGTAGATCGTTTACCAAACGATATTACTCAAGAAGAACTGGAAGAACTCCTAACAGATATGACGTCAAGAGCGGGTGACGGATTTACTACTCCTTTTGAGGGTACAAGAACTAACCCAGGATCAGGTGATGACAATGCTAACAATTTAGAAAACGCACCGTGATTCAAATGATATGTCAACTACCCCCGACTGAAGTCGGAGGCTTGTGAATACCGGCAAGCCAAGCAGGTTCAACAAGACAAAACAGTTGACTAGCCGCAGATGCTGAACTGACTTCCCGTGGCAGGGAAAGCGATACCGGAGATGCCACCCAAGTCTGCGCCCTCTGTGTCGGTCAGTCCCGATGGGGTTAATAGCCACCGAAAGGTGAGAAGTGAGGTAACTCACTGGTTCGACTCTTGGACGCGGCTCCTCCCCTGTCTAAAGACAGGGGTTTCCGCCGCGTGATATTAAGATGAAAAAGAAAGAAAAGCAGCGTTAATTGAATAGCAGTATGCACAAACTATTGATAGAAATAGTCCTTGGGTTATCAGTCTTAGCCAAGCTCTAGGTTTAAGTGATTCCGATCTGGATGATTTGTTTATAAGTGCATCAAGTATCTAAATATACTTGAAATATTAATGATTTCGTGGTATAATATTATGTATATGAGTATCGTTTGTGAGAGGGTGTAAATGGTTGAAGAATTAGAAAAAGTTAAATCGTTTGCGCCTACTGACGCAATGAGGAATAACGCAAGAAGAGGTTTAGCACTTCGTGAGAAATACAACCGCGACGGGTTATCGACGAATGAAGCAGGTGAAATAGTCAACGGTAATCTGTCGCTGGACACCGTGAAGAAGATGTACAACTTTTTCAATGAGCACGAAAAGAGTTACAACCCGAAGAAGAAAGAAGCTGATGGTGGTCCAACAACAGGAACAATTGCTTGGTTACTTTGGGGAGGGTCAGCAGGACAATCCTGGGCTAGAAGAATCCTTAGACAAGAAAAGATTCTTAAATCTTACACTAAAGAGATTTCTGATGAAGAGTTGAACACCGAAGATCGGATTCCTTTAGAAGATATTCAAATAGTAAAATCTATCGAACCTGAACTAATGCAAGTGACGTTTGTTGCCATGCAAGAAGGTGTGGATGCACACGGTGACATGGTAACTCTCGATGAGATTAGAAAAGCTAAAGAATCTTTTAATCGTCAACTTTCAGCACAACGAAAACTTGCTAATCTCTGGCACATGTATCCAACCGATAAGTTCGATATTATCGAATCTTATCTACTTCCGGCAGACATATCCCTTAACGGTAAATTTGTTAAAAAGGGGACTTGGTTAGTCACCTTGCAGGTTTACGACGAAGACATGTGGCAGATGATTAAATCCGGCGAAATCAATGGAGTCAGTATTGGTGCAAAAGCTCAGGTGGAAAATATTGCGGAGTAAAGGAAGAATATGAAAGCAAAACGAAAGTTGACTAACATTGATTTTTCAGACGAGTCTGCTCATCTAGCGGTTACATCTAAGACGCTTAACGGCGGACCAGCCAATAAAGCCGATTACGCACTCGTCATTAAGAGTCGTGAGTTCTCAGAAGAGTTTATTGAAAAACTCCAGCAAGTAAAGATTACTATGGAGTTACCAGACTTTCTGCAAAGGTTTTTTTACTTGGTGGAAGAAGAAGCTAAGGCTCTGGCTTATATGATGGGTTATCGTGAAGTTGCTGAAACCCAAGAATACGAAGATGCTGAATCTGAAGAAGATTTCAGGGATTGGATTGAATCTCGTATGGAAAGTCTTGAACTAATCAAGGAGATGAGAAATAGCGAATCTCCCGAACTGGTTCTAGCTTCTGCTGATGAAGAATCTTTGATGGCTTTGATGAAAGACCAAGAAATGCTGGAAAAGGCATTTAAGAAATTAGACGACAAGAAAGCTGAAGAAGAACTCAAAGCTGAAAAAGAACGTAAAAAGCCTAAGCTCAAGACAACTAGGTCATATACTGACTCTGCTACTGTTGTATCTAAGGCAGAGACACTAGGTAAAGAATCTACTGACGTAGCATTAGCTACTGAAGGTGACAAGCCTCAAATCGCTAGCGAGGTTAAGAAGGAAGAGGCTACCGCCTCGGTTGTTAAAACAAAACAAAAGGAAAAACTGATGACTACTGACGTTAAAGTTGTAGAACAAGTGGTTGAGACTGAAGTTATCGAGAAGGCAAAGTTTGACGAAGTTCAAAAAGCCTTCAACGAAATGCAAGTTGAACTACAAAAAGCTAAAGAAATGCTTGCTGTTTTTGAAGCCGAAAAGAAGGCTTTGATTGAGAAAGCACGCAAAGAAAAACTACAGGCTGCTGTAAAAGATGAAGGTCGTACTGAAGTATTCTTCAAGTCCCTGAAGGACGTAGATGATGAGCAGTTCGAAGCTGTCGTCAAGGCTCTTGGTGAAATGACCGCCATTGTAGAGAAGTCTGAACTGTTTGAAGAACAGGGTGCTACTGTTACTGTAGAAGAACCTGTTGTTAAAGAATCCCTGGTAGCGAAAGCGCTCAAAGCAAAGCTACAGGCTGCTAAATAATTGTAGATTAAATAGGAGTTAATATGCTAATTGCTACTGAAAACTTTCGCCTGAGCAACGTCCTCAAGCACGAATACGAGCCTTCACTTGGTTACTGCCGCGAAACCGTTGTAATCAACGACGCTGCTGCTAATCTGAAGATTGGTACTGTGCTGGGTATGGTTACTGCTACTGGTAAGTACAAAGTATGTGTACAGACCGCTACTGACGGTTCACAAAACGCTGCTGCTGTACTAATGGAAGATAAGACCATTGCCAATTCTACCGACACCAAAGTTCTAGCTCTAGTTCGTGGTCCAGCCATCGTGAGCAAGTCCGGTCTAGTA